GATTCTTGCCTTGCTCTCAGATCGCGTCACTCACGCCGACTTCGTCAAGCATTGCTTCGGTCAGTTGCCGAGGGGGTCGGGGAAGCGTGACATCCGCAGGCAGACTATCCTCCGCGCGCTCTACCGGATGCTTGACGCGGGCAAGCTGCCGTTCAAGATTGAGGGTGACTGTTTCGTGTTCTGAAGCGCGGGGTGTTGCAGACGCGGCGCTGCGGTGTTATCTGTGTGTCACTCACTGGTAGTCCTGCCACGCAGCGGAGCACGCAGATCATGCCGTATCCGGCGAAGAAGAACCCCAAGCTGTTGGCCGAGGTCGTCGAGCGCATTGCGCTGGGTCAGACGCTTGCCGCGCTGGGTCGTGAGCTTGGGTTTCATCCGACATCGTGGGGCGAGTGGTGTCGCGCAGACGAAGCCCTCGGCATCGCGTATGCGCAGGCGCGGGAGACCGGACAGGACGTGATCGCCGACGAGGTGATGCAGATCATCGACAGCGTGCCGGCGCAGAGCGAGGAGATACAGCGCGCCAAGCTGCGCGCTGAGATGCGTCTGAAGCTCCTCGCCAAGTGGAACCCGAAGCGTTGGGGCGATCGCCTCAGCACCGAGCTGTCGAACAAGGAAGGCGAGACCCTCAAGGTCGAGGGCACCGCCGACACCGCCGCCATCGCAGCGTCACTGGCTGCCGCGATGCGTGACGCAAAGAGGGGCGACAAGTGATGAACTGGAACTGGGGCTGGCTCCGTGGCACTCCACGGGTCGCAGATCAGCAGGAGCGCATCGCGCAGCTTGAGGCAGACGCTGTAATCGCCGAGCGCACCATCGAGAGCATACAGCGTCACTGCGACCTGCTCGCCGATCGGTACGACAAGATCCGCGTGACGAACGAGCAGTTGCGCGGCGCCCTCGACCTGTACCGCGACGACCACCGCCGCCACTGATGGCCACGGCGCTGACCTTGCCGAGCGGGAAGGCGATGCCACGCGGCGCCGCCGACCTCGCCACGCTCGTCAGCGGCCTGCCTCACGACATGCAGATGTACCTCGACTGGCAGCGCCGGTGGAGCGCCACGGCGCGACCGAGCCAGTTGCTGCCCGAGACGGACTGGACCGAGGCGGGCATCCTCGCCGGGCGCGGCTTCGGTAAGACGCGCGTCGGTGCCGAGTGGATCACGCGGGCCGCGTATGAGGACCCGTCGGGCTTCGACAGCGCGGTGATCGCGCCGACGTACAGCGACGTCAAGTTCACGTGCTTCGAGGGCGAGAGCGGCATCCTGTCCGTGCTGCCGCCTGATCTGCTGATCGAGCACAACAAGAGCGACATGATCGTCAAGATCAAGAACATCGCCGGCGGTGTCAGCACGATCCGGGGCTTCACGGCCGAGAAGCCCGAGCGGTTGCGCGGTCCCCAGCACACGAGGGGCTGGTTCGATGAATTGGCCGCGTGGATGTACGCCGAGGACGTGTGGGACATGGCGATGATGGGCATGCGCCTCGGCTCCGCGCCGCAGGTGCTGTGGACCACGACGCCCAAGCCGCGCGAGATCATCCGCAAGCTGACCGCGCCGCAGGACAAGCGGATCATCGTGCGCGGATCGACGTTCGACAACAAGGCGAACCTGCCGGACAGCTTCTTCAAGCAACTCGAGCAGTACGAAGGCACAGTCATCGGCCGGCAGGAGCTGCACGGCGAGCTGGTCGATCCGGAGGAGAGCGGGATCATCAAGCGATCGTGGTTCAACTTGTGGCCCGCGAAGAAGGCGTTGCCCCGGTTCGACTGGATCATCATGTCCCTCGACACGGCGTACACCGAGAAAAGCGTCGACAAGAAGGGCGACCCTGATCCGACGGCCTGCTCGACGTGGGGCGTTTTCGATTACAAGCAGATGAGCCACATCATGCTGCTCGACTGCTGGGAGGACCACCTCGGGCTGCCGGCGCTGATGAAGCGCGTCAAGAAAGAGCTGAACGTGGCGTACGGCGACGACGAGGATCAGGCGCTGATCAAGCCGCTGTTCGGCGCGTCGAAGCCGATGACGAGCGGCCGCAAGCCGGACATCCTGCTGATCGAGGACAAGGGCAGCGGCATCTCGCTGCGCCAGATGCTCGCCGAGACGGGCATCGAGGCGTACGCATACAACCCGGGGCGCGCCGACAAGCTGTCCCGCCTGCACATCGTCAGCCCCGTGTTCGCCCAGCGCCGCGTCTGGCTGCCCGAGAGCGAGAAGTTCCCCGGCAAGGCGCGCACGTGGTGCGACGCCGTGGTGACGCAGCTGTGCAGCTTCGCCGGCGGCGGCAGCATCAAGCACGATGACCACGTCGACGCCTGCACGCAGGCGATCCGCCTGTGTCTGGACAAGGGCCTCATCCGCCTCATCAAGGACAAGCCCAAGGATGCCGGCGCTCGGCCGCCGCCCCGGGTCGTCACCAACCCGTACAGCCAGTGAGGACTGACGCATGATGGACGACGAAGACGACATCGACACCGAAGGCGAGATGGTCGAGATCGATGAGGAGGTATCCGACGTCGAGGACACCGAGGACGGTGGCGCGATCGTGCGTCTCGGCGACGAAGAGGCGCCGGGCGACAGCGAGTTCTACTCGAACCTCGCGGAGGAGATGCCGGACAGCGAACTCAGCACGCTGTCGACGCGCTTCCTCGACCTGATCAGCAAGGACAAGGAGGCGCGCAAGAAGCGCGACGAGCAGTACGAGGAGGGCATCCGCCGCACCGGCCTCGGTGACGACGCACCCGGCGGCGCCCAGTTCCAAGGCGCGTCGAAGGTCGTGCACCCGATGATGACGGAGGCATGCATTGACTTCGCGTCGCGCGCCATCCGCGAGCTGCTCCCGCCCCAAGGTCCGGTGAAGGACCTGATCGAGGGCGAGATCACCATGAAGAAGCTGCAGAAGGCCAAGCGCAAGACGCGCATGATGAACTGGCAGCTCACGGTGCAGAGCAAGACGTTCCGCGCCGAGCTGGAGCAGCTGCTGACGCAGGTGCCACTGGGCGGTGCGCAGTACCTCAAGATCACGTGGGACGAGGCGCGCAACCGGCCGGACTTCCTGTTCGTCGCGATCGACGACATGTACCTGCCATTCGCCGCGACGAACTTCAACAGCGCGCAGCGCAAGACGCACGTGCAGTACCTGACGCAGCTCGACTACGAGCAGCGTGTAAAGTCTGGCATGTACCGCGACGTCGAGCTGACGCCGCCGAGCATGGAGCCGGAGCGTTCGATCGTCGACGTCGCCAACGACAAGATCGAGGGGCGCAGCGACACCAGCTACAACGAGGACGGCCTGCGCACCGTGTTCGAGATCCACGCCGTGGCCGACGTCGAGGGCGACGGCAGTGCGCCGTACATTCTGACCGTCGACAAGTCGAGCGGCAAGGTGCTGAGCATCTACCGCAACTGGGACGAGGAGGACGAGAGCCGCGAGCCGCTGGCGTGGTTCGTCGAGTGGCCCTTCATCCCGTGGCGCGGGGCGTACCCGATCGGCCTGCCGCACATGATCGGCGGCCTCAGTGCCGCCGCGACGGGCGCCCTGCGCGCCCTCATGGACAGCGCGCACATCCAGAACGTGCCGACGATGCTCAAGCTGAAGGGCGGCACGCGCGGCGGCCAGTCGCTGAACATCCAGCCGACGCAGGTCGAGGAGATCGAGGGCGGCATCAACATCGATGACGTGCGCAAGATCGCCATGCCGATCCCGTTCAACCCGCCGTCGCCGACGCTGTTCCAGTTGCTCGGCTTCGTCGTCGACGCAGGCAAGGGCGTCGTCCGCACGTCGATGGACAACCTCGCCGACCAGAACCCGAACGCGCCGGTCGGCACGACGCTGGCCCTGATCCAAGAGGGCATGACGGTGTTCTCGGCCATCCACGGCCGGCTGCACAACGCCATGGCGCAGACGCTCGACATCCTGCACCGCCTGAACGGCATGCACCTCGACGACGACGACACTGAACGCGAGGTCGGCGAGGAGCTGGCGACGCGGGCCGACTTCCAAGGCCCCAAGGACGTGGTGCCGGTCAGCGACCCGACCATCTTCAGTGAGGCGCAACGCTTCGCTCAGGTGCAGGCCGTGTCGACCCGCGCCGCCGCCGTGCCGCAGCTGTACAACGCGCGCAAGGTCGAGGAGCGGCTGCTCGAGACGCTCCGCGTGCCGAACTACAAGGAGCTGCTCGTACCGCCGCTGGAGCCGAAGCAGCAGAACGCCGTCAACGAGAACGTCACGGCCACCATGGGCAAGCCCGTCGTGGCCTTCCCGGAGCAGGACCACATCGCGCACCTCAAGACGCACCTCGCGTACATGACCAGCCCGGCGCTGGGTGGCAGCCAGCTCATCGCGCCGCAGTACCTGCCGGTGATCCTGCAGCACCTCAAGGAGCACGTCGCCCTGTGGTACGCCTCGACCGTGCTGGATCTGGCCGAGGAGACGAGCGGCGTCGACATCAGCGAGGAGATGAAGCTGCTGAAGGACCACGAGGCCCGGCGCGCCTTTGATCGCATGCTGGCCGAGGCGTCGCAGAGCGTCGTGGGCGACGCGGCCAACATCTTCGCCTCGCTGCCGCCGATCATCGCGCAGGCGATGGAGATGATGCAGCAGTTCGCACCGCAGCCGCCGCAGGATCCGCGCACAGCCATCGAGGGGCAGAAGCTGCAGGCGCAGACGCAGCGTGATCAGGCGCAGATGCAGATGCAGACGCAGCGAGATCAGGCGCAGATGCAGGCAGACGCGCAGAAGACGCAGGCGCAGATGCAGATCGAGGGGCAGCGCATGCAGCTCGATGGGCAGAAGGCGCAGGCGCAGATGCAGCTCGAGGGGCAGAAGATGCAGGCGCAGGCCGCGAAGGATCAGGTCGAGCAGCAGCTGCAGGCGCAGAAGCTGCAGATCGAACAGCAGCTGGAGCAGTTGCGTCAGGGCCGCGAGGACGCCCGCAAGGCGGCCGAACTCAACGCGCGCATGACCATGAACCAGCAGGACAACCAGACGGCCATGCAACTCGCGCAGGCCGAGATCATGTCTGGTGAACGTATCGCGGTCAGCACAGGGACCGGGATCAACCCCAACCCGTAAGGAGAAGCAAGTGGCAAAGAACAACGCGACAGGCCCAACGCCGGGCGGCACCGTGAGCGGCGACGCCGTCTCGCAGCACAAGAAGATGGCGATGGGCACCATGCCTAAAGTGTCGACGTCACCCAAGACGCCTGCATGAGGATCGAGATGCTGCTCCAGCGGCTGGTGGAAGAGCAGGCCATGCTTGCTAGAGAGACGCTGGAGCAACCCTCGGGCCGAGAGGCATACGACTTCGGACGCGCTGTCGGCCTGTACGCAGGCATCGAGCGCGCCAAGATCGTGCTGATAGATCTGGTCAAAGAGCACGAGCGAAAAGGCTTTGACCTATAACAACGACACGGATGGAGCACCCATGTCCGACATCATCAACCAAGTATCATTTGCGTACAGTAACCTCGACGAGGCGTTCCCGCCTGTCGATCCCAACTTCGTGCCGTTCGGCAGCCGCGTGCTGGTGCAGATCCGCTCTGCCAAGCGCAAGACGGCCGGCGGCATCATCCTGACGCAGGACGCTCGGGACACCGAGCAGTGGAACACGCAGGTGGCCAAGGTCATCGCCGTGGGCAGCCTCGCGTTCAAAAACCGCAACACGCAAGAAGCGTGGCCCGAGGGTTCGTGGGCCGCGCCGGGAGACTTCGTTCGCACGCCAAAGTACGGCGGCGACAAGTGGACAGTTAAGCACGGTCCAAACAACGAAGATGAAGTGCTGTTCGTGCTGTTCAACGATCTCGACTTGCTCGGCGCAGTGCCGGGCGATCCGCTGACGGTGAAGGCGTTTGTTTAACGATCTAGCGACACCCGTCGCTATAAGGCTGAAAGGAGCCGGTCATGAGTGACACACCAGATACCGAAGACGAGTTTGAGATCATCGAGGGCGCGCCGCCCGTTGAAAACGTGCTTGAGGCGGACGAAGACGAGGACGATGGCGAGGACGAGCGCCTAGCCTCCAGTCACGACGACACTGACGACGAGGTCGAGAGCCAGAGCCGCAAGCGCCGCGTCAAGCGCCGCGAAATCCAGAAGCGCGCCAAGGAGAACGCACAGCGCGAACTGGAGACACTGCGCCACCAGAACGGCGAATTGGCGCGCCGCGTGGCCGCCATTGAGGGCAACACGCTGGCCAACAACGTCAGCGCCATCGATCAGCGGTTCAATCAGGTGCAGCAAGAGGTGCGGCAGGCTGAGGTGATCATCGCCCGTGCCGTTGAGGCAGGTAACGGTGACGACGTGGCCACGGCCATGCGTCTGCGCGACGAGGCGCAGCGCGAGGCTGGCCTGCTCTGGCAGCAGAAGCAGCAGGTCGAGCATGTCCGCCAGCAGCACGCCAACCCGGGTCCAGATCCGCGCACGGTCAACTACGCCAAGGAGTGGCTGTCGGCCA